AACATTAAACAATGCAGATGGAACATCAAGTAGTATTCCAACAAACGATGTGCTTGGACCTTGCCAGCCCGATAATCTCTTATACCCTTTATGGTCCACGAAAGGGGTATTATTTCCATACACTCCATCTATTTCTACAGGTAACGTAGCTGAATATGATCCGTCTACGTTTATTCAAACGAACTATGGATATAATGCGTATGTTAGGTCTTATCCAAAACCAATAAGTATAACAGCAGAATTTACGGCCCAATCAAACGACGAAGCTCTTTATTTACTATCAGTGATACAATTTTTTAGATCAGTTACAAAGTCTTATTTTGGTATAAACCCATACAACAAAGCAGGAACCCCGCCACCGACATTGATATTTAATTATTTGGGTGACTATCAGTTCAATAATGTTCCTGTGATTGTAAAAGAATTTTCATACACTCTTCCTGCAGATGTAGATTATGTGCCTATCAATACTACGAATGCACAAATATTTTCAACTAATATAGGTGTAAATCTTTCACCAGGTAATAGTGGCGGATTTACTTGGGTTCCTACCCATTTAACAGTGCAATTAGATTTAGATACACAATACATTCCTATTAAACTTAGAAATGAATTCAATTTGGACTTGTTCAGACAAGGTAAATTACTCAACAAAGGATATATTTAATGGCATCGAATTCAAAAGTTAAAGACACGAGTCAATATTCGCAGACTCCTATTAAGAATTTCTACCTAGATCTTTGGGTGCCTATTCAAGTTTCAAGCAGTCCATACGATACAATGATAACTATTCCTCCAGCATTTAATCAGCGTCCGGACTTGTTAAGTCAACAACAATACGGTACACCAGAATTATGGTGGGTATTTACACTTCGAAACCCCGATTTAATAATCGATCCAATCAATGATTTCGTTGCAGGCTTACAAATTTATGTTCCTGCTAATATATTAAAATAATGCCAAATAATACTGATACAAGCAAAACCTTTATGTCTCCGCCAACAACAGCTATTCCTTTGGCTAGTAGCACACCGTTGCCGTTGGCATTCCAACCACCAGTGACAAATGCAGCATTTACTCCAGTTGGCTCGGCACCATTATTTAATAACAATTTACAAAACCCAACAACAGGTGATGGAACCACATCCGCTTTTGCGAATAATGCTGGGAGTGTTGATAATACGACATTGGCATTTACGCCAAATATACTTGATTATTATGATTCTTACACTTATCATTGGAAATTATTTATAGTCCCAACTGCCTCAGCAAATAGTGGAAATGTATTAGATACTAGTATTCAAACTATTATTGCAGAAAGCGGCGTTACAGATATAACAATTGATAAAGTAGAAATAAATTCTATTGCAACCCCGTCTATTGAATGTGGTACAGGGACAGCGACAACTCTTAAATTTGAAATAGTAGAACCTTCTGGCGCTGGATTGATCGACCAAATATACTACCAATCAATTGCTATGGGCATTGGCAGCTGGTTAGTTACACCATATTATATCCAGTTACAATTTAGGGGACGTGATCCCGATACAGAAAATTCAATTGTTAGTGGTGGGGTCAGTGGTATTGGTGCTCTGAACTGGGTATGGCCGATAAAACTAACGAATTCAAAAATCAATGTAACACAGGTTGGTACTAGGTATGAGTTTGAAGCTATATTTTATAATGAGGTAGCTCAAACTAATTCGTCATTTTCATTGTTGAATCAAACCACCTTGAAACAATTGACAAATTTTGGCTCTGCAATGGCAGCTCTACAAACTAAATTAAATCAAGATTGTTACGAAAAACTCATAGATAATTATAGTATTCCAGATTCATATACTATCGTGGTAGAAAATTCATTAGCAACAATTCCTTTGATGACTGCAAATTCAAAACAAAGCACTGCCAGGGGATCTGATTATGTTGATTTTTCTAAAAAAACTGCATCGTTTACTGCAGGAACAAGTATAGATAGTATTGTAAATTCTCTATTAGGTAGCACAGACTATTTTCAAGAAAGTATTCAAGGTTCAAACGCGCCCGCTGCCAATCCAAATTCCAATACAGCTGAACATCAGCAGATGAAAAAGTTATGGAGAATTGTTACAGAAACAAGGCCTATTGCATTTGATGCATTACGGCAGGATAATGCACTGGCTTACACGATATATATTTTCAAATATGATATAGGCGTATTAGATGCCGATTCCACACAATCATCATCAACAAATGTGGCACAACAAAAGCGTGTCCAAGAATATATGTCTAAAAAGATTCTTCGTAAACGATATAATTATTTATTTACTGGGTTAAATGATCAAATCAAAAATTTAGATCTCAATTTGAATTACTCATTCGCAGCCGCGGTATCACGATTTGGTGGGGTTTATAGTGATAGTGCAACAAGTTCAATAGGAGTAAATCAACAAAATAATCAAGCTAATGAAGCTAAAGCCGGACAAATTTTAAGAGATGCTTTGGATAAAATAAACAATCCACAGCCCGGCGATAACGTGAATAATACAATTGCCAATGCGCAACAAGCGATTGCAGACGCAAAAGTTAGTGAGGCCACTGCTCTAAGATATAATACTTTATTGCAATATTCTACAAACCAATCAGCACTTACTGCGGATCTCCAATCTACAAACCAATTTTCATCAGGTGGTTTATCAGCGTCGGGGCGAATTGGACCATATGACGCAAAAGGTAACTATATAGGTCAACAAGCAGGTTCATTGGCAACTGCTGTCACATCTTCGAGTGGAAATCTCTCATTTATATCTAATGTGAACATAAACTCACCAGAGGCACAAAATGCAGTGAAAATAGCAAATGCTGTATCGACTGGTAAATTGAGGCCTGTGCCATATAAAGAAGCTATACAAGAAAATAACTTTAATGGTACTGATAATTCAAGTGACGCAGGTAGAGCCAGAACATCAAGTATGTTTGCCACTGCTTTATATTCTGGATTAGATGCAAGCTTGATGAAAATAAAACTTACTATTAAAGGTGATCCATATTGGATATTTCCAAGAAATACGAGTTCAGGAAGTAATCCGTTGAACTATTTGTCAATTCCCGGAGTAGATCAACAGGAAGCAATTCAAAGTTTAAAAACTGCGCAAGCATATAGTGAATCTTCGGTAAATTTATATGGAACAGATAATTTTATTATTATTCGTATGAGAACACCAAGGATTTATAATGATACTACTGGTTCTACAGATCCATATACCGACGTAGATACATTTAGTGGAGTTTATAAAGTAATTACTATTCTCAACAAATTTGCAAATGGTGTATTTACCCAAGAAATAGACGCAATTTTAGATCCAGTTATCAATTTGGCAGATATCAGGGAATTTATAAAAACAATTGAGGATTCTTCCAAACAATTAGAACCTGTGACACCTCCTATTATTTCGAATATTAGTCCTACATCTATAAAAACACAAAGAATAATGCCAAGTCCTACTACTGTGACAAAACCAGGGCAAGATAATACAAATACCAATCCAACAACATCTGTTACTAATGCATATGGAAAAACGACAAATACTGCTACATCGAATGTGCCATACGATACAAGCAACACTTCGGGCAATTTATTCTTACCTGAAGGCCCATAAAATTATAGGAATTTATGACATATATTAACACATCAGTCAGAACAACGAGACCTACGGCAAATGACAATCGTCAGCCTATTGGTCGTAATGCATTATTACAAGGTATCTATCTTGGATATGTAAAGGATGCGACTGACGTTCAAAGAAATGGTAGATTACGTGTATGGATTGCAGAGTTAGGATCTGCACCAGATAATCCTAACGGCTGGATAATTGTCAACTATTGTTCTCCATTTGCTGGCGCAACTAATGTAGATACAATAAGTTCTACGAATACTCAAACATTTGAACAAACACAAACCTCGTATGGTATGTGGATGGTTCCACCTGACATCAATAATGAAGTTCTCATAATGTTTATCAACGGTGATCCATC